AGGGTCACGAAGGCTTCCCGACCCTCCCCGACTTCGACTCATACGACCTGATCATCAACCTTGAGAACTACGGCGACGAGTGGATGCCCAACCTCTCCTCGACACGGAAGCCGATCAAGATGGTGTGGTGCATCGATGCCCATGTGCGTGGCACCGCACCATACGAGAGGATCTTCTCCGAGGGCAAATACGACATCCTCGCCCATGCGACGAGGGATTTCGTGAGGCTCCCTCATCACCGATGGCTCCCCAACTGCACCGACCACAGGATGATCTTCCCGCTACCCGATGTGGCGAAGACTCATGCCATGGGCTTCTGCGGCAATCATGTCACCCCCGAGCGCAAAAGGGCTGTGGATACCCTGACGAGCGTGTTCGGTCTGAAGCAGGACATCTTCGTGATCGGCAACGACATGGTGCGGACGATCAATTCGTACCGTATCCACTTCAACATGAACATCGCCAACGACATCAACTACAGGTCGTTTGAAACCCTCGCATGTGGAACGGTGCTTCTCACAGACAGGAATCCGCAGTACAAGGACCTCGGGTTTGAGGACGGTGTCAACTGCCTCATGTACGACAGGGGCGAGTACTCGGGCGACATCCGTTCGTTGATATCGAAGGTCACTTCCGCAATGGGCATGCGTCCCGAGACCCTCGCTGCCATTGGAAATGCAGGAAGGGAACTCTTCCTGTCGAAGCACACCTATGACCACAGGGCAGAGAAAATTTTGTGGTGGTTGGATATGGGAGGTAGGGTATGAGTAATTCGACACTCTACATCCATCACCATCTAGGGATGGGTGATCACATCATTTGCAACGGTCTTGTTCGCAGTTTGGTGGGCAACAAGGCTGACAATGTCACCCTGTTTGTGAGGACGAACAACTTTCCCCGTGTACAGAGGATGTATGACGATGACCCGAGGATTGACTACGCAATCGTTCCTGCGGAGGGGAACGAGTGTGGTTTCGTTGACGAGTACACCCGTCACCGTCAGGGCACCCTTCTCCGTTTGGGGTTCGACCAACTCCACAAGAGTCCCACGCTGAACTTCGATCAGGTCTTCTACATCTACGCTGGTGTACCTTTCAGTAATCGATGGGACAAGTTCTTCGTCAAGAGGGATCCTGATGGGGAGTCGAAGGCGATTGCAAAGTTGAATCCCACAGGAGAGCCCTACATGTTCGTCCATGACGATTCATCCCGAGGGTTTCTGATCAATCCACCGAATCCGAGAGGACTGAAGGTGATCAAGAACGATGTTTCCGTGGGTATATTCGACATGATTGGAGTGCTTGAGGGTGCGGAGGAAATCCATTGCATGGAGAGTTCGTTCCGATGCCTCATTGAGAGCGTTCCCTCCATTACATGCCCCCTGTTCCTTCACAAGATGGTGAGGTTCGCCAACCAACCCAATCCCGCCCTGTCATTGGGAAGGAAGAGGTGGGTCGAGGTATGAGTCGGTCATACAGCAGGATCCTCTTCTTCAACGACTGCAACAACGGCGACAACCACTACAGCCGACAGTTCTTGCGCCACATCTCTTCCTTGGTGGGGGTGGATTGTGCATACTCGCACTTTCGTTGCGACCGAATACTCGCCGACCTTCCGATGCGTCTCATCAGGGTTGACACCCGACCTCTTCATCAGGAGTCCTTTCATCTCAACGCTGACGGCACTCTCTTTATGAACACATGGGTGGGTCATCAAAACTTCAAGTGGTTCACCCCGAACGGCTGCACCCTCCACAACAACTACAGGATGTTCTCCGACAACTGCAAGGCGATAGGGGTGACCCTACCTCCCGAGGTCGAGTGCATCCCCACCATCGACTACGCAAGGTTGGGCATCCTCGGCTCGGTGCAGGTTGACAGGAACATACTCGTATCCAACGGACCCTGCGCTTCGGGACAGGCTTACAACTTCGACATGAACCCCGTTGTCGAGGCACTTGCGGATAAGCATCCGTCATGTCGTTTCTTCGTCACCGACCCTTTCACCACGAACAGGGTCAACATTTTTGATGCGAACAAGACTGTCTCCGCTCCGATGGGGAAGTCCAACTTGGTCGAACTTTCACACTTCTCCCTGTCCTGTCCGATCATTGTCGGGAGAGGCAGCGGTCCATTTTGCTTCTCCCATGTGCGTGAGAATCTCATGGATCCCGAGAAGACTTTCATTGTGTTTGGCAACGGTGCCCCTGAAGGTCATTGGGTGACGATGGCAGACTACAACCTTCCTCAACATGCAAAGCAGTTGTGGGGCGAGTGTCATGTCAACGGCACGGGAGACTGTTTTTCCCTCGCATTCGACATGATCGACGGAGAGATCAATGCCAAGTTTGGTAGTCGGTAGTACCTCCCAACTCGCACGGTACTTCCCTCGGGATTTCGTCCGCATTTCCTCTAGGGACATGGACCTCGACTCGCTCTCCGAACAGGAGTGGGACGAAGTCTACATCTGCTTCGCCGAACAGAGGACCTACCTAGCCAACAGCGACTCCCCTGATGTCGAGCGCATCTTCCACGACACGAATGTCGTGAGGACGATGGAGGTCATTGATGCCCTGCATCCTGTTTGTCGGAGGATCGTGTACTACTCCACGGCTGAACTTTGGAATGCAACTTCGGGTCCCGTCGCCCCATCGGACCCATACACATTCCATGAAAACCACTACACGAAATCCAAGAGCAGCGTCTCGCTCCTGTTGCGTGACAAGGTCAAGTATCCGAAGGTGACGGTAGCCCATCCGTTCAACTTCAACAGCGTTCACCGAGGGGGCGAGTATCTGTTCGGCAAGATCTTCCGATCAATAGTGACCGAGTCCCCCGTCGCCATCGGCGATGTCGATTACTACAGGGAGATCCTGCATCCCACCATGGTGGTCAAGGCGACATTGGACTCCACGGAGAACGACCCTTTGGGTACGGACATCGTCATCGGCTCGGGCAGACTCGTCCATGTCGGGGACTTCATACGAAAACTCTACCTTCGATTTGGGATGGACATGGACAAAATGGCGATCAGGGACCCACAGAATCCTCCCCGACCGTCGATATACCGCAAGTGCCTTTTCTATTCGCACAGGCACGATCCCCGATTTTCGGAGGAAGCCGTGATCAACCTCCTTACCTACGAACTATCTACTGTGAAGGAATTTTCGACATGAGCAACGACATCGCCCTGACAATCGAAGATGCCATCAGGCATAAGGTCCATGAGACGCTTCGTCTTTCGGGATCCAATCCTCCCGAACTTCCCGACAATCTCGTCGCTACCGACAACCTCGGTGAAGTGATTGAGAAACTCTGCATCCTCCACATCCGTACATGGTTCCTTGAGGACATGGTAGGTGTCGCAAAGACGGACGAAGAGGTCGCCTCCTTGAAGAGGAAGATCGACATCTGCTTCAAGCAGAAGAGACCGCAGTACATCCAAGCGATCAACCGCATGGTTGACGATGCGGTGATCAACCAAAGGCGCATCACGGAAGACTCCGTGAAGATCTACAAGGGGAACTGATGATTCACCCAATTACCTTGGTGCGTGACACCATCGATCAGGATGACATCGGTTCCTTGATCGAATGGCTCAAAACCAACCCACGCCTCACCAAGGGGGTGAAGACGGTTGAGTTTGAACAGGCGTGGAGCGGTTGGCTCGGCTGCAAGTACTCCGTGTTCGTGAACTCGGGCTCATCTGCGAACCTTGCCATCCTGTACGCCCTCATCATCTCGGGTAGGCTTAGGAACAAGAAGGTGGTGTTCCCCTGCCTCTCTTGGGTCACCACCGTGGCACCTGCCATCCAACTCGGGCTTGAACCGATCCTTTGCGAGACGGACAGCCGCAACCTCGGGATCGATGTCGCAGAGTTTGAGAAGATCTGCGAGCGGGAGAGTCCCGCTGCCGTGATGATCGTGCATGCACTTGCCTTCCCCAACGACATGCGGGGCATCAGGGAGGTGTGCGAGAAGTACGGTGTGATCCTGCTTGAGGACTCATGCGAGAGCGTGGGTACCTTGGTGGATGGAAAGAAGACAGGCACTTTCGGTCTTGCCTCTTCGTTCAGCACATACTACGGTCACCACTTCTCGACCATCGAAGGCGGCTTCGTCTGCACCGATGACTACGAGTTCTACAACATCGTCAAGAGCATCCGATCCCATGGATGGTCTAGGGACCTTGACGAGGTGACCCGTAGAGATCTCCAACTGAAGTACGGGATCGATGACTTCAGGAACCTCTACACCTTCTACCATGCGGGATTCAACCTGCGCTCGACGGACCTACAGGCGTTCATCGGGATCAGTCAGTTGGAGAAACTCGACCGCTTCTGCGAGATGCGCTACGAGAACCTGCTGACATACGACAGGCTGATCCGAAACCCGTATTGGAAGATCGACATCTCGCAGTTCGACTTCGTGTCCAACTTCGCATACCCCGTGATCCATCCCCTGTCTGCGACGATGGTCGAGAAACTGACGGCAGCGCATGTCGAATGCCGACCGTTGATAGCAGGAAGCATCTCAAGGCAACCGTTCTTCTACGAGAGGTATGGAAAGAAGGCGTATCCGTTCTCGGATCGCATCCACGACCACGGCATCTACCTACCGAACAACCCGACGATGACAGAGGACGAAATCAACATGGTGTCCAACATCATCAACGGAGTCACATCACATCCGAGTTGAAAGAGGAAAAGCAGCATGTCGCTTATTGACCTGAATCAAAAACCTCTACCTCTGTCGATACACATCCTCACCACATCTCTGAACAGGGATAGGCATCAGTCTATTCTGAACACATGGCTCAAAGATTTCTACGACTATGTGTTCTACACCGATTTCACTTCTGAAATAGGAAATCAAGTAGAACTTACCACGAACACGGAGTACCACTCCAATGGGGAAAAGCACATTCTTGAAGTGAATAGAATCGTGAGGGAGAAGATCCACAACGATTACCAATGGTTCTATTTCTGCGATGATGATACGGTCCCCAACATATCAAGGATCTTGGACTACTGTCGTACCGCAGACCGAAGTAAGGTTCATGCTTGGACGGACACCTGTTGGGCAGAGGATCCGACTTTACTATCCGTTTCGGGTGGTGCTGGATATCTCGTTCCTTCTGAAGTATTCCAAGGAAGGACACCCCCAAGGCTGAAACGGATCGTGTGGTCCGATGTTCAATTTGCTCTGTGGCTGCGAGAGAACGGCATACCGTTGCAACACAATTCCGAGTTCAAGCACAACATCCCATCTCAGTTCGGAATCGACATTTCCACGGTGGAGGGCAGGAACTTGGTGAGGGAACACATGTCTTTCCACTATGTCAAGAACCACGAACTGCGATCTGCGATATGGGAAATCTACAACACACCCAAGGAATGAAGATATGGGATTGCAATCCATGAAGACTCTCGTCACAGGCGCAGCAGGATTCAAAGGACGAGATCGGCATGGTTTCAGACATCGTCAACAGCGTCACATTGGAGAAATGAATGGACCACATTTACACACAGCCGCAGTTTGGAGAGAATTGGTTTACCTATCCGAACCTCTACTCACAATTTGTCCGTGAACTGCCAAGCGGTTCCAAGATGGTGGAGGTTGGTTGTTGGAAGGGAAAGAGCATCGCCTACCTCGGGGTCGAGATCATCAACTCAGGGAAGGACATCCATGTCCATGCCATCGACACTTGGGAGGGATCGCCAAACGAACCTCCACATCAGCAGGATGTCTATGTCCGAACGGGGAAACTCTATCAGTTGTTCCTGTCGAACATCTCCCCCGTCTCTTCCGTGGTGTTTCCCGTGAAGGTCGCTTCGGTCGAGGGCGCAAAGAGGTATGCCGATGAGTCCTTGGATGTCGTGTTCATCGACGCATGCCACACCTATGAGTGCGTCAAGGAGGACATTGCAGCATGGCTTCCGAAGGTGAAGAAAGGCGGCTACCTTGCGGGACATGATTACCCTTGGAGCCATGAGGATGCCGTAAAGAGAGCGGTGGATGAGAGCGTTTCTCCAATCCAAGTCACCGAGGGATGTTGGGTCTATAAGAAAAGGTAATCAAGATGAATGCCATGGTCACAGGTGCGGCGGGCTTCATCGGCTCGCATATGGTCGATCTCCTACTGAACCACAGGCACTCGGTTGTCGCCGTAGACAACGAGAGTTCAGAGTCGCATGCCAAGTTTCATTGGAACCCGCTTTGTGATAACAGATTGTCTGATGTTTGCGACCTCACGCCACTCGACTTCGACGGTGTGGATGTGGTGTTCCATATGGCGGCTGAAGTCAGCATCCCGAAGTGCATGGCACACCGTGATCAGGCTTTCAGCACCAATGTGATCGGAACATGGAATGTCCTCGACTGCGCACAGAAGGCGGGAGTGCGTCGGCTCGTCTTCTCGTCCACCTCGGCGATCTACGGAGTCAGGGCAAGCGGTTTCTCTCCTCCTGTGAAGGAGACTGATTCCATCGACTGCCCGAACAACTACGCAACGAGCAAGTTCATCGGGGAGCAGTTGTGCAAGCAGTACTCTCTTCTCCACGGACTCGACACGGTGTGCCTCAGGTACTTCAATGTCTTCGGCGAGAGACAGGCTGACAGGGGGTCATATAGCCCCGTCATCGCATCGTTCCTGCGGATGCGAAGGGAAGGCAAGCCCCTCCTCATATTTGGAGATGGTCATCAGTCGAGGGACTATGTCCATGTCTCGGATGTGGTCAGGGCGAACCTCATGGCGGCTGACCATCCCCACGCCCTCCACGGTGAGGCAGTCAACATCGGAAGTTGGCGGTCTTCGTCGGTACTAGAGATCGCCCGTGTAATATCCCCCGACGAAAGGTCGATATGCTTCATGCCGAAGCGTGAGGGTGAGGTCAGGCATTCGTTGGCTGACTGTGGCAAGGCTGCTTCCCTGTTCGGTTGGAAGGCAAAGACGGATGTGATGGATTGGATACGGAATGCAACCTAACACGGACAAGATCGAAGTCGCCATCCTCAGAAGCCTCCTGCACCTGTCGGAGTTCACTCGACGGGTGCTTCCCTTTTTGAAGGAAGCCTACTTCCACGATCCCTGCGAGAAGAGGCTGTTCCTCACGATCTCGGAGTTCACCTCCAAGTACAACGCACCGCCGACCGAGGAGGCACTCAGCATCATCCTCGGTCAGCAGGACGGGATGTCCCAAGGCGAGTACGACGAATGCGTTCGACTTCTGCCTCTCCTTGGCGAGCCTCAAGAGCATCCCGACCTCCAATGGCTCATCGATCAGACGGAGAAGTTCTGCAAGGACAAGGCGGTCTACAACGCTCTCATGGAGTCCGTCGAACTCCTTGACGAGAAGCGGTCGAAGGGGAGGTCCAAGGCTGCTATCCCCGAGATCCTCAAGGAAGCCCTCAGTATCTCATTCGATGAACACATCGGTCACGACTTCATTGAGGATGCCGAGCGGCGGTACGAGTTCTACCACAAGGTGGAGAAGAAGACACCGTTCGACCTCGACATGTTCAACAAGATCACCAACGGCGGGGTGCCCGACAAGACCCTCAATGTGATCCTTGCGGGAACTGGTGTAGGCAAGTCCCTGTTCATGTGCCACCACGCCGCCAACTGCCTCTCGCAGAGCAAGAATGTCCTCTACATCACCTGCGAGATGGCTGAGGAGAGGATCGCCGAGCGCATCGATGCGAACCTCATGGACATCACATTGGATGACCTCAAGAAGTTGCCGATGGATGTGTACGCCAAGCGGCTCTCCAAGGTCACGGCGGGGATCACGGGCAAGTTGTTGATCAAGGAGTACCCCACGGCATCGGCGAACGCAGGGCACTTCCGACACCTCCTTGACGAACTGCGGCTGAAGAAGGACTTCAAGCCCGACATCATCTTCATCGACTACCTCAACATCTGCGCCTCGGTGAGGTTCAAGCCTGGAGCGAATGTCAACTCCTACACCTACATCAAGGCGATTGCGGAGGAACTCCGAGGTCTCGCCGTGGAGATGGCGGTGCCGATCTTCACGGCAACACAGACCAACCGCTCGGGGTTCGGCAACACGGATGTTGACCTGACCGACACATCCGAGTCGTTCGGACTTCCCGCCACCGCCGACTTCATGTTCGCACTCATCGCCACCGAGCAGTTGGACGAACTCGGTCAGGTCATGGTGAAGCAACTCAAGAACCGCTACAACGATGTCGCCACGAACCGAAAGTTCGTGGTCGGAATCGACCGTGCCAAGATGAAGTTGTTCGATGTCAGCGATCCAACGGCGAACCTCGTCAACGCAGCCGTGAACGACGATGACGATCCCGCCCCCGTGCGCCCACGCCCCCACGCACACGGGCGCACGGGCGTGAACGCATGCGCACCCACACGGGCGCACGGGCGCACGGGCGCACGGAAACCACCCATCGATGATGACGATGGATGGACCTGACCTGCACATGGACGGGTGCCTGAATCGGAAAAAGGTGGTCGCTTATAACGGCCCTCATGTGGGTTCGATCCCCACCCCGTCTACTCATAGATACGGAAAATACCATGCTCACATTCAAGGAAGTCGGCACCACAGAGATCACCCGCAACAAGCACCTCCCCCATGTCGAGGACCTCATGTTCCTTGAGGGAAAGGGAGGTCTCGCCTCCTCGCTCCACATCCTCGCCGAGGTGATGCGTCAGTCCGATGGCATCAGGATGTCGGTGAAGTGGGATGGTCGCCCCGCCATCGTGTGTGGGATCAATCCCGAGAACTCCAAGTTTTTCGTCGGCACGAAGGCGGCGTTCAACAAGGATGTCCGTGCGTTCGACACCAAGGATGGGATCATGGCGGGGGTGGAGAACCCCGACCTCGCCGAGAAGTTGGTCGAGTGCCTCGCATGGCTCCCTAGCCTCGGCATCCGAGGTGTCGTGCAAGGCGACCTCCTGTTCACCTCCGATTCCATCACGGTCACCGAGGAGGAGGTGGCGTTCCAACCCAACGCCATCAGGTACTCGGTCGGAAGGAACACCGCCGTGGGCAAGGCGATCAGCAACGCCAAGTTGGGTGTCGCCTTCCATACGGTCTACGAGGGCAAGACCATGGGATCGCTCACGGTCTCCTCGTTTGGATTCGACCCTTCCATGGTCGCACAGGATTCCCCCGTTTGGTTCCCGAGCATCTCCGTACACACCCTCACGGAAAGCACTCCACTTGAGAACGCCACCAATGAGGCGAGGCTCCACTACTGCGAGGAGCAGTCGGAGAAGGTCGGGCAGTTCCTCGGGACCATGCTCTCAAACAAGGAACTCGTCCCCTTCCTCTCCCCCTACATCAACGCCACGGTCATGGCGAACATCTCGGAGTGTTCGGCACGGGGTCTTGCCCTCTACATCGAAACCAAGGTGGGCAAGGAGATCCTCAAGTTGAAGACCC